TTAAGGTCTATGGCGCTTTGCGTAAACGGCTTGGTCAATGCCGGTTTGAGTTTGACGTAGCAACACCAGCGCAGGCGATTAAGGCATTGTGCGTCAATTTTCCAGGGCTAGAGAAGTGGTTAATTGATAGCGAAAAAGACGGCATTGGTTATCGAGTATCGATCAGCCGAGAGAAGGTAACTCAAGAAAACGTTGCTCCTTTGTTGATGCCTTTTAGCGACAAGGAAGTGTTTAGCATCACGCCTGTCGTTGCTGGTGCGGGCCGAGGGACAGGAACAATCCTTGCCGGAGTTGGTTTAATTGCTCTTGCAGTCGTTACTGGTGGCACTTCAATCGCCTTTACAACTAGTGGTTTTGGACTTGCTTCTGGTGTAACGGCCACAACGGGTTTGAGTCTTGCTGTTGCTGCAGGAAATATCGGCGTTTTTTTAGTGCTTGGCGGTATTGCTCAGGCGCTTTCACCGCAACCAAAGCCAAACAGCACTCTGGACGAGTCAGTGCAGCTGGAGTCGTTTACGTTTTCCAACGTCGTCAATACCAGTCGTCAAGGGATGCCCTGCCCAATAGCCTATGGACGGCTGTTCGTTGGATCGGCGGTGCTATCCAGCGGCCTTGACGTTGATCAGGTGCAGGTATGACTCAGACCAAATACATTCAAGGCGCTGGCGGTGGTGGTTGTTTCACTGGCGACACGCTTGTTTCTACGCCTAATGGCCAGGTTCGCATTGACGAACTAAAAGAAGGCAGCGAAGTAATCAGCTTTGACGACAAGGGCAACACCCATGTTGCAAAAGTGTTGAAAGTCCATGTTCATGAGAATGAACAAGTCTTCCGATATGGTTTTTGGGGAGACGAATATGTAGATGCAACGCCAAACCACTGGGTTTTAAACCAGTACAACGCATTTGTCGCGATCGGAAGCCTTGGTTTTGATGACTGCTTGATTGATGTTATGGGCCATCTCCGGCCAATGATGAGTCGAGAAGGGCTTGGAACGTCTACCGTCTACAACCTGACGGTAGAGCGACAACACACTTTTATTGCTAATAACATTCGCGTCCACAATGCTGGACTGGGTGCTCGGATCGCGGGTGCAGGCGGCGGTGGGGGTAAAAGCGGTGGTGGCAGGAGCACGCCAACTGAACAGGACGACACGCTTCAGTCAACACAGTTTGCCAATGTCGTTGACCTGATCAGCGAAGGCGAGATTGGCGGCCTTGAAGATGGCAACAAGAGTATTTTTTTGGACGATACGCCTGTCCAAGCAGCTGACGGTACCAACAATTTTGAGGGTTTTACTGTTGTCACCCGTGTTGGAACGCAAGGCCAGACGCACCTTGCTGGACCGTTTAATACAACAGAACGAGAAACAGCAGTTAGCGTTGAGGTTACAAACGGCATTTCAGTTACTCGCAGCATCACGGACACAGATGTTGATCGTTTGCGTGTCACGCTGACGATTCCATCGCTCCAAGTATTCGAAGACGATGGTGATGTTGTTGGTCACAGCGTTCAGATCAAAATTCAGATTCAGTACAACAACGGTGGATATAACGACGTTATTACTGACACGATTAGCGGTAAAAGCAGCAACCGCTATCAACGTGATTATTTGGTCAATTTGACCGGCAGTTTTCCTGTTGATGTGCGCATGGTGCGTGTCAGCGCCGATGAGACAAGCCCGAAACGAGCCAACAGAACGATCTTTCAAAGCTTTACTGAGATTATTGATGACAAGTTCCGCTATCCCAACTCAGCACTGGTGGGCTTGCGGTTTGACTCACGTCAGTTCAGCAGCATTCCAACCCGTAAATATCTAATTCGTGGAATCAAGGTCAAGATCCCAAGCAACGCAACGGTAGACACGACCACACACCTAGGACGAATCACATATTCCGGCATCTGGGACGGCACATTCCAGGCTGCAACATGGACGAACGATCCGGCTTGGTGTTTTTATGACTTGTTAATTAGCGAGCGTTACGGCGCAGGCGTTCCAGAATCATCGCTGGATAAGTACGATTTCTTCGCGATTAGCCAGTATTGCAACCAGCTTGTTAATGATGGAGCGGGCGGGCAGGAGCCGCGCTTCAGCCTCAACATGCTGATTAACAGCAGGGATGAGGTCTATAACGTCATCCAGCAGATGACTGCCATCTTCCGTGGCATTGCTTATTACGGCGCTGGAACGTTGCAGTTGCTGCAGGACAAGCCGTCTGACCCACAGTATTTGCTTGGTCCTAGCAATGTTGTTGATGGCATCTTTCAATATCAAGGCACGTCACAGAAAGCGCGCCATACCGTTGCTGTTGTTGCTTGGCAGTCATACGACACCCGTGGCGATGTCGAATATGAATACGTTGAAGACCATGATGCGGTCGCCAAGTACGGCATCATCAAAAAAGACATCAAGGCGATTGGTTGTTACAGCCAAGGCCAAGCGCATCGCATCGGCAAGTGGACGCTGCTGTCTGAGCAGAATCTGACTGAGACAATTCAGTTCAGTGTTGCGATTGAAAGCGGCATCATCCTGCGACCTGGCATGGTCGTTGACATTGCGGACCCCACTCGCGCTGGAGCGCGTCGTTCAGGTCGCGTCAAATCTGCAACCACAACAAAAATCACAACGGATAGCAGCAACGGATTGAGTGCCGTATTGGCTGCCGCCAATAATCCCAAGCTTTCAGTTTTGTTATCTACTGGTCTAGTTGAGCAAAAGGATGTCCCGGTTGGCGGCATCACAGTGCTGACAAATGGAACGGCAGAGATCAGCGTGACCAGTGCGTTTAGTGAGGCGCCTGCTGCTGGATCGGTTTTTCTTTTCCAGAACGATGAGATTCAGTCCCAGCAGTTCCGCGTTATTTCTGTCGCTGAGGCAGAACAAGGCATCTACGGCGTTAGTGCTGTTGCATATAACAGCACAATTTATGACGCTGTTGAGACTGACGTTGAACTGACTAATCGCGACATTAGCAACTTGTCGTTGATTCCCAATCCGGTTGACAGTATCAGTATCGAAGAGTTCTTATACGAAGAAGGTAGCGGTGTTTTCGTTGGTGCGTCGGTTAGCTGGAACCATGATCGCGTCAACGTTAGTGAGTTCCGCGTTCAATACCGGATTGATAATGACAACTGGCAGGCCGTCGATACGTCTTCGCCGTCAGTCACGCTGCGCAACCTGCGTGCTGGTCGGCTGTATGTGCAGATTCAGGCCAAAAACTACCTGAACAAAGGCAGTCAGATTACGTCTGCTGATTTTCAGCTGGTAGGCAAAACCGCTGCACCAGGCAATGTGGCTGGTTTCAGCATGATTCCGGTCAACGGCCAGGCACGTTTGACCTGGACACAATCCACTGACTTGGATGTGCGTGTTGGCGGCTATGTGAGGTTGCGTCATTCGCCTAATTTGAGCGGCGTCACTTGGCCGACTTCAACAAGCATCTCTGAGCAGATTGCAGGCTCTGCAACTGAAGCTTATGCCGACTTAAAGGCTGGAACGTACAGCGCCAAATTTGTTGATTCTGGTGGGCGTGAAAGCCTGACTGCTGCGCTG